TGACGAACAAAAACAAGCAAAAGCACTTATTATTGATAATCCTGTAGTAGTATTAAAAGGAATGGCCGGTTCAGGTAAAACCTTAGTTGCTGTTCAAGCTGCTCTAGATATGCTATTTAATAAAGAAGTAGATAAAATAATAATTACAAGACCTACTGTAGCTAAAGAAGACCTAGGTTTCTTACCAGGTGATTTAAAAGAAAAAATGGATCCATGGTTAGCTCCAATCTACCATAATCTATACATGCTATATGGTAAAGATAAAGTAGATAAAGAATTAGAAAGAGGTAATATTGAAATTGTACCATTTGCTTTTATGAGAGGTAGAACATTTGTTGATTCATTTGTTATAGTAGATGAAGCACAAAACGTTACTCAAGATCAAATGGAAACTGTTTTAGGAAGACTTGGTAAAGGATCCAAAATGGTAATATGCGGGGATTTAGCTCAAATTGATTTAAAAGTAAAAAAAGAAACTGGATTTTCATTTTTAACAAGAATTGAAGAACAAGTAACTGGATTTAGAATATTTGCTTTAAAACAAAATCACAGACATGATATAGTAGCACCTATATTAAAAGTATACCAGGATTTTAGAGATTAATTGATTTTTACATATTTATATTAAAAATATAACATGGCTAATTCACAATTATGGACCGGAACCGCTACATTTACATCAGGTTCTTCAACTCCTTTTGGTTTTTATGATTCAGATACTGAATTTAGATCAGATGCTGTAAAAGTAGCAAAATTCTGTGCACAAAGATTAGGTTACCCTTCAATGGATATTGAAATGGGTGGTGATCAATTCTTTGCTTGTTTTGAATCAGCTGTGACTACTTACGGAAATGAACTTTACTTATATCAAATAAGAAATAACTTTTTATCTTTAGAAGCTAACTCAACAGGTTCCGCTTTAAATAATACTGTTATTAAACCTTCATTAGGTAATTTAATTAGACTAGCTCAAGATTATGGTAGTGAAGCAGGTGTTGGTGGTAAAACTACTTGGTACACTGGTTCTCTTACATTAACTGAAGGAGTTCAAGATTATGATTTAGATGTATGGGCTGCAGCTTCAGCCTCATTATCACCTGGGGATTCTATTGAAATTAAAACTATATTTTATGAAAATGCTCCTGCAATTGTAAGATATTTTGACCCTTACGCTGGTACAGGATATGGTTCACAACAATTACTAGATGCTTTTGGGTTTGGTAATCAATCTCCTGCTATTAACTTTATGTTAATGCCTTTAAATTATGATATGGGAGTAATACAAGCAATTGAGTTGAATGACCAAATAAGAAAATCAGCATTCTCATTTAATATTATAAATAATAAATTAAGAATATTCCCTATTCCTACTCATGCTAGACAATTAAAAATAGAATATATTAAAGTTTCTGAAAGAAATAGTGTAGTTCCAACAAGTGGTTCAGGCGCCGGAAATAATCTAATTACTGATATTTCAAATGTTCCTTACGAAAACCCAACATATACTCATATTAATGCTCCTGGTAGATACTGGATATTTGAATATACATTAGCTTTAGCTGCTGAGAGTTTAGCATTCATTAGAGGTAAATATGGTTCAGTTCCAATTCCAGGTGCTGAAGTATCATTAAACCAAGCTGATTTATTAACTAAATCTAGAGATTTACAAACTGCTTTAATTGAAAAATTAAGACAAGATTTAGATGAAGCTTCACGTAGATCACAACTTCAAAGAAAAGCTGAAGAAAATGATTATATGCAAAAAACATTAGGTCAAGTACCATTAAATATTTTTATAGGATAATATGGCATATTTTGGAAGATCACGAGATGTTAGTATGTTCTCTAATATTAATAATGAATTATTAGGACAAGTTATAGAACAAAAAGTAGGGTATTATCAAGTTGTACTTGATGAAACTCCAGCTAACATTTATGGTGAAAATCAAAATAAAACTTTTAGAGGTCCTGTTTTAATAAATTGTTTATTAGAAAGAGGAAATACAGAATCCGCGAATGATGATTTTGGGGTTGATACCGCGAGAGCTTTAACTGTAAGATTTTTTAGACCTCACTTAATAACTGCAAATGTTGTACCTAATATAGGTGATATTATACTTTGGAATGAGGATTATTACGAAATTGATAATGTAAATGAAAATCAATTAGTAGTAGGTAAAGACCCTAATTACGCTTACAGTGATGCTAATGGAGTACCTGACTCAGGAACAAGTTTATCAATAATAGTAACATGTCATTACACTCGTCCAGAACGTATTGGCTTAAGAGACGATAGATTATAATGGATTTTAAACCACGCCCTATATCAAAAAGAGAATTTTTATCTACCCTTTCAGAACCTTATCAACAACCTGAAAGAGAGATACAACCTTACTCTAATCCTAATCAAGTTGAGTCTTTAGAAGTAAAACCTGGTCAACCTGAGTTTAATAGAGCTTATGAAACTTCATTAAAAAATGATAATGATGCTAAAACTATTACTATTGGTTTAGAAGACCATGATAATACTATTATGTATTATTTGGAAAATGTGATAAAACCAACGGTTATTCAAAATAACAGACAAATCCCAGTACCTATTATATATGGTTCTCCTGAGCGTTGGAAATCGGTTCAAGCTGATGGATTTTACCGTGATAAAAATGGTAAAACTATGATACCATTAATAATGCTTAAACGTGAATCATTTGAAAAAAATAGATCTATAGGTAATAAATTAGATGGTAATTTAGTTCATAATGTCCAATACTTTGAAAAAGGATATTCTAGTAAAAATAACTACGATAATTTCAGTGTATTAAGAAACCAAAAACCTCAAAAAGAATATATTTTAGGTATAATACCTGACTATATTACTATCACATATAAATTATCAGTTTATACTGACTACACAGAACAAATGAATAAGATAATAGAGGCATTAGAATTCGCATCTGATTCATATTGGGGTGATCCTGAAAGATTTTTATTCAGAGCAGCTATAACATCTTTTCCTACCCCTACCTTATTAGAAAACGGATCAGATAGAGCTAGCAGAAGTGAATTAAGTTTAGTAGTACAAGGGTATATTATACCAGATACTATAAATGTAGCTAAAGCAGGTCCTAATCCTAAATCTTATAATGTAACTAAAACATCTTTTACAGAAAAAGTTGTATAATAATTTAAGGTATTTTATTATTTTTAATATTTATTAGGGAAATAGTATATATTTTTCATAAAATTAAAATTTAATGAGTAACTTAATTAGTACAAGCAGCATAGCTAGCGGTAGTATTATATATCCTGAACATGTTTTAAGGTCTATCCAAGCTCTAAGAGGAGAAACAGATACACTTTTTATATTATCAGGTTCATTAACCGTATCCGCTTCTGATGTAAGATATCCAAACCTTTTAGAAAATAATAATCCTGTAGCTTTAATAGCTTATAACACCTCATCAGGTAATTTTTATTATACAACTGCTTCTTTATCTGCTTCTGGAAGTGGAGTACCAGGCCCTCCAGGTCCTTCAGGTTCACAAGGTCCAGTAGGTCCTTCAGGTTCACAAGGCCCAATAGGTCCAACAGGTCCTTCAGGTTCACAAGGTCCAGCTGGAGTCCCAGCTTCAGGGTCAGTAGTTACTTATCAAATTACATTAAATATGTCTAGTGGTATTATTGATACTGGAGGAACTCCTATAGCTAGTGTATTAGGACCTAATGGTGAAAATAAAGCTACTTTAGAAGGATTAGGATGGACTTTTAGTTGCCCTACTTCTACAAGATTAACTGTAGGTAGACCTGGATCTTCTCAAGCTCAACCTTTAGTTAATATAATGACTCATGGTAATAATGCAGGTAATATTTACTCTAGAGTACCATCAGGAACATCAACCGGAGCCTTTTCAGCTGTACAAACTCTTTCAGCGGGAAATTATACTACATTAGATATATATGCTATTAATAATACTAATACAGGGTGTGTATCCTCAGGAGCTACTACTGTAATAGTTACATTTGGGTTAATTCGTTAATAAATAAAAAATAAAAAATGGCATTAACTTCACCCGACATATTAATTGTAGGAAGTATCAAATTTGGTACTGTAAACGCTACTGAGACTTTTAACTCTGGTAGTAGTGTTTATAATGGTGTTAATTTAACTTATAATGCCCAATTTGAAATAATTCCTCAAATATCAGGATGGCCTAATAATGAATCCAATCTTAATACTTTTAATGCTAATGATATTGAAGTAGGTTGGAAATTTAATTTACCTTCAGGAAAAATTTATGATGTTGTAGGAATAAATGTTCATAATGATTATAGTGCCTCTATTGATATTAGAGATACTAATTTAAGAGAATACATAAATTCAGTTCAAGATCCTCCTAGTAACACCCCAGAAGAAGAAAATTATGGTATTTTTATATCAACTGTTAATGGGATACCTTCAATATCAAATCTAACTCAAAATGCTGGGTTCTTTCCGGATCAATCTTATTGGACTGATGATATTTTAGCTCATTCTATAATAGATATAGCTACCTCAGGTAGTGGAGGAGGATCAGTTACTATTAATAATAATGTAAATGATTATTTAATAACAGCTACAGGTACTGCTAATACCTTAAATGGAGAATCTTCATTGCGTTATGATGGTACAGGTTTAATAATAGGAGCAACAGGATCAGCTCAAGCATTATTACAAATATCAGGAAGTAGTGATCTACTTTTAATTAAAAATGGATCAAATAATGGTATAAAAGTTAATAATGAAGGTGTACTTCAATTTTTATCTCAATCTTCTTTACCATCCGCTGTAGGAGGAGGAATGATTTATAGTGGAAGTGCTTTTTACGTAGGAATTGATTAATTTAACATATTTATTAATAAAACAATTAAAATAAAATAACATGGCAGAATGGAAAAAACTCGTCGTATCGGGTAGTAATATTTCACAATTAAATAACGATGCTGGATACTTAACCGCGGGTACCATTACCCAAGCAAATGGGTATGCTACTGCATCTGCAAATGGGGTAGAATTAATAGCATCTACAGCTACTAGTAGTTTAGCATTTGCTTCATCATCAGGGCAAGGTTTAACAATAGCAGCTTCCTCACCAGGTGGTCAAAATACTTTAACATTTGGTTTATCAGCTATACCAACTCAAAGTTTACAATCTTCAGGTTCAACTATTGGTAGTACATTTGTAGGATTAGGTTCTACAGTAACTACTTTAGCTGGTCTTACATCTGTAACCGCTACTAACTTTACAGGTACAGCTTCTTATGCTACTAATGCTGATCAATTAGATGGTTTACATGCGACATCATTTGTTTTAAACTCACAAACATCTTCGATGTCAGTATTAAGTGCTTCTTATGCATTAAATTCTACTAATGCTGCTAACGCTGATACTTTAGATGGATTAGACTCAACAGCTTTTGTATTAAATTCTCAAACGTCTTCAATGACAGTATTGAGTGCTTCATTTGCAGCTAATGCTTCAAGTTCATTATTCGCTGTAAGTGCTTCTTACGCTGCTTCTGTAAATAATTTAACTAATGCCATTACAAACAATACTGATAATAGAGTATTAACAGCTACAGGAACTGGTGTTATAAATGGTGAAGCTAATTTAACATTTGATGGATCTACTTTAAATTTAAATGGTAGTCAAATTATATCAGGTGATTTAACAGTTAATGGTACTACAACTACTATTAATACACAAAACTTAAATGTAGCTGATAAATTTATCTTATTGTCTTCTGGATCAACTTCAGCTAATGATGGTGGTATTATTATCCAAAGTGCAGCAGATGGAACAGGATTTGCTTTCTTATATGATCAAGGTCAAGCTAGATGGGGTTACACAGGTTCATTATCTTCAACTGCTACCACAGCATCACCAGATGCTTTTGCAGCTATGGTACTAGACTTACAAAATGGAAGTACTGATATAGCAGCTTATCAGAAAAATGGTAATATTAAAATTGACTCAGGAGATATTTATATCTACGCATAATAAAAAATTTAACTAGTTATAATGGCTTTAATAGATAAAATAATGAATAAGGAGAATCAGCCAGCTAAGGCTGATTCTTCTAATTTAATTGAATTAAATAAAAAAGAAACAGAATTCCTTTTACAAACAATTAGAAATTCTCAATTTAAAGGTGAAGATGTAGAAGTATTATATAATTTAGTATTAAAAATACAAAAGTTATATATTTACTATAATAGTATCAAATAAAAGTTTTAAAATATGAATATATTCTCAATTGAAAATCTTCAACTAGAAGAAATCAAATTATTACGTCAATCTCTTAACGTAATTCAAATCACAGGAGCATCAGCTCAATTTGTAGCTAATTTACAAAATAAACTTGACTATGAAATTAGTCAAATTGAAACAATGTTGATTGAAGATAATAAAAAATCTAAATCAAAATAACCCAATTCATATTTATACCTATATTATAGACCCGAATGGGAAGTGGGCAGGCACAACCTGTAACCAATCATAATTGTACTTAATATGCCAAGTTGGAAAAAAGTCATAGTTAGCGGCTCAAATGCTGCCTTAAATTCTTTAAACGTTACTACATCACTTACTGCAAGTGGATTAATTTACCCTACTACAGATGGTCAATTTTCTGGCCAAGTATTGCAAACAGATGCAGCCGGCACTTTATCATTCGGTAATGTAAATGCAGTATTTGAAACTATATATAATGGTGAAGCTACCACAATAACAAAAGGAACCCCTTTATATGTAAGTGGTTCTCAAGGAGCTACCCCAAGAGTATACCGTGCGGATACATCCGACCCAAACAAAATGCCAGTTACATTTGTTGCAATGGAAAACATTGGAACAGCTTCAACTGGTAGAGGTATTACATTAGGTTTAATAACAGGAATTGATTTAACAGGATATCCTGTTGGAACTCAATTATGGGTAGATGGTTTAGGTGTATTAACATCTGTTAGACCTACAGGAAGTAATGATATAATTCAACCAATTGGTATTGTAACTAAAACAGGAAATGGTGGTCAATTAAATGTGCTAAACCCAGGACCTGTATTAATGCCAAATATGCAAACTGGTTATACATTTATAGGTAATGGTAATAATCAACCTATATTAGTAACCACTTCATCATTACTTGTAACTTCAGCATCATTTGCTAATAATGCTTCAAGTTCATTATTTGCTGTTTCTTCTTCTCAAGCTAATAGTGCTTCATTTGCTATTAATGCTTCAAGTTCACTTTGGGCTGTAAGTTCATCTCAAGCTAATAGTGCTTCATTTGCTATTAATGCTTCAAGTTCATTATTTGCTGTTTCTTCTTCAAGAGCAGTAAGTTCATCTTTTGCAACTTTAGCCGCAAGTGCTACAAGTGCGTCATTAGCAACAAACTCTTTAACATCTTCAAACTTAACTCCTGCAATAACAAATAATACAGATAATTATATATTAACTGCTAATGGTAATGGAACAATAAATGGAGAGTCACTACTTCAATTTGATGGTCAAAAACTAAGTGTATTATATCAATCAGGTGATGAAGGAGGAGAAATACTTTTAGGAAAAGCTGCTACTAATACATCACTTACAGGTAGTGGAGTAACTATTGATGTATGGCAAAATAGATTAAGATTTTTTGAACAAGGAGGAACCGCTCGTGGATATTATTTAGACATTACATCGGGAGGAGCAGGTGTTGGAACTAATTTAGCATCAGGAGGAGGAACTGTTACTCAAGTAAATACCGCAGGTACTGTAAATGGTATTACATTAACAGGTGGTCCAATTACAGGAGCTGGAACAATCACTTTAGGAGGTACATTATCAAATATTCTTACTAGTTCATTAGCCCAATCAGGCTCAACTATTGGTAGTACATTTGTAGGATTAGGTTCTACAGTAACTACTTTAGCAGGGTTAACTTCTGTGACTGCTACAAACTTTACAGGTACAGCTTCTATAGCAGCAAATTCAGCTCAATTAGGAGGATTAGGCGCTACTTCATTTGTATTAAATTCACAAACGTCTTCAATGACAGTATTGAGTGCGTCATTTGCTATTAATGCTTCAAGTTCATTATTTGCTGTTTCTTCTTCAAGAGCAGTAAGTTCATCTTTCGCAACTTTAGCTGCTAGTGCAAACACTGTAGCTGTAACAGATAACACATCTACTAATGCTACTTATTATATACCATTTGTAGACTCAACATCAGGAAATAAAGCTTTAAATGTAGATTCTAGTACTTTAACTTGGAACCCTTCTACAAATACTTTAGTTGCTGGTAATATAACTGGAACAGCAACTTCTGCTACTTCAGCTTCAATGGCTTCATTAGTAGCTGTAACAGATACAACTTCTGGTACAGGTCCTTACTATTTAATGTTTGCAGATGGTACTTCAGGTAACAGAACTCCAAGAGTAGATAGTTCAACATTACAGTTTAATGCTACAACTAACACTTTAACTGTTACTAATCTAACAGGTACTTCATCTTTTGCAACTTTAGCTGCTACAGCAACTACTGCTACAACAGCTACTAATGCTAATACAGCTTCAAATATAACACCTGCTATAACAAATGCTGCTGATAATAGAGTATTAACTGCTAATGGTGGTGGCACAATTAATGGGGAGGCTAATTTAACATTTAATGGTACTATTTTAGCTTTAACAGGATCTTTTAAACAAGGTCATCAAGATAATATAGCTACAGGTGTTAGTTCACATGCTCAAGGGGATAATACATTAGCATTAGGAAATTATTCACATGCTGAAGGTGAAACTACAACAGCATTTGGATATGCATCTCATGCTGAAGGTATTTCTACATTAGCATCAGGTTCATATACTCATGCTGAAGGATTTAGTACTATTTCTAAAGGGCAATATTCACACACTGAAGGATATAACACAATCACAACAGGATCTTATTCACATGCTGAAGGTAATGGAAATATAACAGTAGGGTCTTATTCACATGCTGAAGGAGCGGCTACTATAACTGTAGGAGATTCTTCACATGCTGAAGGTGATCACACCTATACATCAGGATATGCTTCTCATGCTGAAGGTTATTTTACATCAGCTTCAGGAGATTATTCTCATGCTGAAGGTGTATCTACAATAGCTTCAGGAGATTATTCACATGCAGAAGGTGATGCTACTAATGCTATAGGAATGGGATCACATGCTGAAGGTACTTCTACTTACGCTGTAGGAGATCTTTCACATGCTGAAGGAGAAGCAACATATGCTGGAGGTGTAGCATCACATGCTGAGGGTTATTACACATCAGCTTCAGGAAATTATCAAACTGTAGTCGGATCTGCTAACCAACCTTCAACTAACCCATTTGCTTTTATTATAGGAAATGGTCCAAGTAATGTTTCTTCAAGATCAAATTTATTATATGCTTCAGGATCAAATGTTCAAATATCAGGTTCATTATTTGTTAGTAGAAGTGATAATCCTTTAAAACAAGCAATTTACACTACACCTGGTACTAAATCAGAACCAGCTTATACTTTTATAGATGATGACGATACAGGAATGTTTAGAAATGCTGCTAATACTGTTGGTTTATCAGGAGGGGGTAATATTAGATTATTAGCATCTGATACTGAATTACGTTTAGCTCCAGGTACAACTGCAGCTCAAGCTAATATATTAATGGCTAGTAATGATACTATACCATTAGTTTCATATACACCAGTTGCTTCAGTATCTGTAGGAACAGCTACTTCTGCTTCCTTTGCTATAAATGCTTCAAGTTCATTATTTGCTGTATCATCTTCAAGAGCAGTAAGTTCATCTTTTGCAACTTTAGCTGCTACAGCTACAAGTGCAACTACAGCTAATTCAACTGTAGCTGCTGTTACATTCAATAATAGTGGGGCAGGAGATGCTTCAGGAACTAGCTTTAATGGTTCTACAGCTAGAACTATTTCATATAATACTGTAGGTGCTCCTTCTACAGGAGGTACTAATGCTACAGGTACTTGGGGAATAGGAATTTCAGGTAACGCTGCTACAGCAACTACTGCTTCTCATGCTTTAAATGCAGATAATATAAGAATACAAACTCAAGATACAACACCTGTAACTTTTAATATTACTTTCGCTGGAGCTTCATCAGGAATTCAAAGTTTAAATGTAGATCCAACTACTTTAACATACTCTCCAAGTACTAGTACTTTTACTACCCCTATTGTAAATAGTACAACAGCTGTTCAAGGAGGAAACGGATCAGCATCAACACCAGCATTCTCATTTTCAGGAGATACTAACACAGGTATGTATAATTTTGGAGCTGATTCATTAGGATTTTCAACTGGAGGAACAGCTAGAATGATTATAAGCAGTTCTGGTAATGTAGGTATAGTAACAACAACACCTGTTAGAGAGTTACAAGTAGGAGCATTTTCAGGAAATCCAGAAATCTGTATAGGTTCTTCAACAACAGGAACGGGAGCGTTAGTTTTTGGAGACGGAGCTACAGGAAATGATCCATGGAGAGGGTATGTACAATATAACCACTCATCAGATGCTTTAATATTTGGTACAACTAATGCAGAGAGAGCAAGAATAACAGCAGGT